TCAGGCTTCCTTTCTCTTGCCCTTGGAAAACGGGATCAGCTTCCCGGCCTCCTCTCTCCCTGCAACGACTGCTGCAGCTTCGGTGATTCGGCACTGGTGGTGGAGCGCGTGAAGCGCGTGGAGCGTGAGGACGAACTGCTGATCGCCGAGCGTGAGCCGGAAAAGGCCATTGTAGGGTTCGACCACGGGCCGGCTGTCGATAAAGCCGATCATGGCCGCGCCTCCATCACGAGCCATCCATTGGCCGCTCGCTTGCCCTCAATCGCGACAAGCGCCCCAACCAATCGCGCGAAGCGAGGGTCGCGGAGCCGTCTGGTGAAGCGTCGGCCTATCACGAAGCGCTGGCGGGCAAGCGCAGGGTCCTGCTCGCCGAAGATGCGGAACGCGTCGATTTGCGTGTCGAGCTTGCCGGTCGGCATTAGCATCAACCTTCCGCCGATCCCGAGGAACGCGCGAGCGATGGGAAGGGCCGAAGCCCCTCCCCGATGCAAGGTGTCGCTCATTGCAGCACCGCCTTTCGAGCATCGTCCGCCATGCACCGGAGACTGATGCTGAGATCGGTGCCGAGGGTCTCCTCGTACTGGCGCACTCGGCTGCGTAGCATGTCCAACAAGACGCAGCCGGCGTTGTGGAGGCGAGCGTCGTGTTCCTCCGACGGAGCTGCGTCGAACATGCCTGCCGAAAGGATGGCGTCGAACACGGCGGAAGCCGCGCGAAGCACCTCCTCCATTTGAACCGCGGCTTTGGCGAGCTTTTCGAGTTCGTCGGCGGTGGTGGGGGGCGCGGTAGCGCCTCCCTGCTGGATGGATTGAGTTTCCATGGATCAATCCTCCGCAGTCAGGCCGGTGCGATACCGGCGACGGTGGAAGGCGAGCATTGCGCCGCTGGAGAACTGCTTGCCGGTGCGCTGCATGTCCGCTTGGCCTTCGCTCACCAGATAATCGAAGATGTTGTTGAGCCCCTGTTCCAGAGCCCGCTTCTCCACGTCGGTGAGTTCCGTGACTTCATCGAAGAGGCCCCACGCATGGAAGGAAAGAACGGTCAGCTCCTCGTCCGTGTCGGGCACTTGATGCAGGATCGCTTGGCGAAGAAGCGTGGTCTCTTCGTTGTTGTCCTGCATCCCACGTTTCGCGCGATAGTACGGATTCCAGTCGGGGTCCGTGCTGTCTTTAGGCTGGCTCGGCTGAGCTGCGTCTATGCGGTTATATTCCTCCCATGCCGTCTCGTATCGAGCGTGCATGACGAGTATTGCGTTACGGCAGGGGCCTTCCTGCGGTTGGGGCGAAGTTGATGCCCGTTAGTCGGGGGTGCCGCTGCCGGAAACGTCTGTTCCTTTTTCATGTCGGTTACTCACTGGTTCGGCCTCTCACAGCCATTTCCACGTGTCGGACGTGGTGCCGGGAGGGTGAGAGCCTGCCAGTGAGACAGGTGGAGCGTTTTCCCCTAAAAAGGGTCTTGTATGGCGCTCCGCTCCCGACGTAGAACGTCGTTCAGCGGTGGACGCCAATCCACGCTGTTCTTTCGGCCACCATTCCCGCGCCAACGGGTCCGGTCGCCTATCACTGGTCAGGGCTCTCACACCCACTGACCTGATTGCCCCAAGATAGTTAAGCGCGCAAGTTTCCCTTTCGGGCGGCTCCGCCGCGCCGTCGCATGGGAGCTTCAGCCTGCCTTATGCCCTTCCCTCCGCCTGAAGAACCTTCGGAGCCGATCACGGCCGGCGAATGGGGGTGCATCACTCTGTTCGTGCTGGCGAGCGCCCATGCGTTAGCGGTGACGATCCTGACCTAAGGTCTCAAGGCAGCCATCGATCGCGCCCGCGCCATTTCTTGCATGAACGCCACGTCGCGCTCCCATCCGCACGCCCGGCAGATACCGTTCATCGCGGCCTGGATGGATGTGCGGCGCGCAACGTCGTCGGTGCAGGATGCGCCCATGCGCGTCGCCTCTTTCCAGAAGCTGTCGAACAGCCACTTCTTGCTCGGGTCGCCCCCGCACTGGTGGAACAGCCACGCCAAGGTAAAGCGGAGCACGACCGATCTGTGAGCCGGCGCCTCGGTGTTTGCGTCCGCTATCTCGTCCAAGACCATAAGCGCCATGTAAACGAGCTGGTCGTGGTCGATTCCCATCCACGGCCTTTGAAAGGAACAGGGAACGTCAGCAAGGCACACACAGGTTCGATGCTGTCGATTTTCGGAACCTTTCTTCACCAGGCTCGTTCTCGCATCAGGCTTGCGAGCGGCGCACGATTGTGGTATTGCGCAGGAAATTCATCGTAGGAATTGCGCCTTGCGCTTGTGGCTCGCCAGATCGGCGGGCTTTTTCGTATCTGCTCCGCGCGCTCGTTCCCCTGGCGAGTTCGGAGCCCGCCGCCCTCAGCTCTCCTGTCGCTTTCTTTCGAGTGAGCAGCTGACGCGCGGCGGGTCACTTTCGGGAGGATCGCAGCCATGCCGCACAATGAGTGCCGTGCTGCCTTCCTCGAGCGCCTGTTCGAAGACTTGGCCGGCGAAGTGTCGGAAGCCGTGCTCGATGGCGACATTCAACGGCCTCTCAGCCTGCGCCGGGACATCGCGAACGTTCGCGGTGGCTTCTGGGCGCTCGATACTCAGTTGCGCTTCGTGCCTAACGACCTGTGCGGCAACCTCTCCCGTGAACCCGCTGTCGAGGTGATCAGCAATGGCCGATGAACCGAACAAGGGCGGCCGGCCGAGCAAGTACGATCCCTCATTCTGCGAGCGCGTCATCGCCTACGGCGCCGCCGGCAAGTCGGTGGCTTATATGGCGGCGAAGATCGGGGTCGCGCGCAATACGCTGGAGCTGAACTGGCCCGCGGCGCACCCTGAGTTTGCGGAAGCGCTGGAGCAGGCGCGGCTGGAATCGCAGGCATGGTGGGAAGATCACGGGCAGGACAATCTCACGACGCCCGGTTTCAGCGCCTCGGCCTGGTCGCGATCGATGGCTGCCCGCTTTCCAAATGACTGGCGCGAGACGCACCGCAACGAGCTGACGGGCGCTAACGGCAAGCCGCTGGGTGAACCTGCGGAAGTCGATCTGTCCGGCCTTTCGGAAGCTGAGGTTCGGATGATCGCGAGCCTGCGCCTGAATACCAAGGATGGCGCGAGCCCAGCGACGCACTGATGGGTATTACCGCGGCGCATGTCGAAGCGGCGCGGCGGAAGCTGGCGCTGGCAAGCGTTAAAGACTTCGCGTGTCTGGTGGACATCCCCACGGTGCCGCTTGGGGACGGTGAGGACGACGCATTCAGCGTCATGAAGCTCGGCACCCTGGCCCATCATCACGCGCTGCTGTGCGACAGTCTCCAGCGCATCGAGATGGCTGCGGACGGCAAGCTGGAGAGTGAAGGTGCGATACCGAACCTGATGGTTCTGATGCCGCCCGGCTCCGCCAAGAGCACGTACGCGGACGTTGTGTTCGTTCCTCACTTCATGGGCCGGAAGCCCAAGCGGAACGTCATCCTCGCCAGCTACGCGAGCGACATAGCCTGCAAGCAAGGCCGCCGCGCTCGGGCACTGTGCGGAAGCGCGAGCTACCGCAATCTGCTCGGCGTCGGGCTCCAGCCCGGCAATCGAGCGGTGGACGAATGGTCGCTTACCAACGGGTCCGAATTCATGGCTGGGGGGCTCCTCTCCGGCCTGACGGGCAACCGTGCCGCGCTCGGCGTCCTGGACGATCCGCTGAAGGGGCGCGAGCAGGCTGAAAGCAAGACGATCCGCGATAAGACGTGGGACGCCTATGTGGACGATTTCTGCACCCGCCTGATCCCTGGGGCGCCGCAAGTGCTGATCCTCACGCGCTGGCATCAAGACGATCCGGCCGGGCGCATCCTTCCGGAAAAGTGGGACGGTGAAAGCGGTTGGTTCGACGGCCGCGATGGGCGGCGCTGGTATGTGATCTGCCTCCCTGCCATCGCTGATCGCCCCGACGATCCGTTGGGACGCGCGATTGGCGATAGCCTCTGGCCGGAGTGGTTTGGACAGCAGACGGGCAATCCTGAAGATCACTGGCGGCCGTACCGGCTCCAGCACCGGACGTGGACCAGCCTGTTCCAGCAAAAGCCGACTGCCGAAGAGGGCACCTATTTTCAGGGCAAGTGGTTTCACCGCTACAAGCCTGAAGACCTGCCGAAGAAGCTGCGGGTGTACGCGACAAGCGATCACGCGCCGGGCGGTGGCGCGGGTCACGATTTCAACGTCTTCCGGGTGTGGGGGATCGACCAGAACCGGCATATCTGGCTGCTCGATGGCTACCGGGTCCAAGGCACGATCGACAAGGCGATGGGCGTCCGGCTCGACGAAGCCACCGGGGCTCAGTCGTTGGCGCTGGAAGGCGCGCTGCCGCTGATCAAGAAGTGGAAGCCGCTCTGCTGGTTTCCTGAAGACGACAACAACTGGAAATCGGTCAAGCCCTTCGTGATCTCGGCGATGAAGCAGCATCGTGCGGTTTGCCGGATCGAAGCTCTGACGACTGCCGGCGGCGACAAGGCTACCAAGGCTCAAGCCTTTCAGGCCAAGGCTTACATGGGAGAGGTTCACGTTCCGGAAGGTCCGGAAGGTGACGAGATAATCGACCAGTACAAGGCCTTTCCGGGCGGGCGCTGGGATGACGAGATCGACGCTGGCGCCAACATCGGCCGCGCGCTCGACATGGCGCACCCCGCGATCGTGCCGACGGCTGCAAGCGAAAGCCATTCCGGGCGCGACTATGGCCGCGGTGATGACGATGAAGATTCCGGCGACTGGCGGACGGTGTAGGGGGTGCGATGAGCGATCTTAACCGCCTCGTCGCCTGGTTCGAAGCATCGGAGCAGGCCAGCCAGACAGCCCGCGCCGAAAGCGAGCAGTGCCGGGACTATTACGACGGCAAGCAGCTCACGGACAAGCAACGGCGCGAGCTGGCAAAGCGTCGGCAACCGACCGTCATTGAGAACCTGATCCGCCCCAAAATTGACGGGCTCTGTGGCGTGGAGCGGCAGTCGCGCACCGATCCGAAAGGCAATCCGCGCACCGCCGCGCATGAAGATGACGCTTTCGCGGTGACCGATGCGCTGCGGTATGTCGCCACTGATCAGAACCTTGATATCAAGCGCTCGGCGGTCTTCCAGAACATGCTGGTGGAGGGCTTCGGCGGCGTCGAGATAGGTGCTGCGCGGGTGAAGGGGGGCATCGATCCTACCATTACCGCGATCACCTGGGACCGGCTTTTCTTCGACCCGCACAGTTCGCAGCTCGACTTCTCCGATGCGTCCTACAAGGGGTTCGTCACCTGGATGGACCTTGATGCTGCCAAGGAGGAATGCGCCGAAGGGAAAAAATGGGCTGGCAAGCTGAGCGTCATCGAAGCGACGATGAACAAGCCGCAATCCTCTAATTTCGAAACCTATGACGACAAGCCGCGGCATACCCATTGGATTGACGGCAGCCGCAAGCGCATCCGGATCAACACGTGCTATTTTCTGAAGGGCGGCGTCTGGCATCGCTCGGTCTACACGCTCGCTGGCGAGCTGGAGCCCTGCGCCCCCTCCCCTTGGGTGGATGAAGACGGCAAGCCTGAGTGCGGGCTGATCCTGCAGGCCGCGTACGTCGATCGCGACAACGACCGCTATGGCATCGTGCGCGACCTTCTGACGCTGCAGGACGAAGTCAACAAGCGCCGCTCCAAATTCCTGCACCTGTCGAGCAGCCGCGCTGTTCGCGTGGGCACCAGCTCGACGCAGGATGCCGAGACGATCCGCAAGGAAGCCTCTCGGCCTGACGGCGTGATCGTCGCTGATGCTGGCGAAGTCGAGTTTCTGCAGAACGGCGACATGGCGTCCGGGCACTTCAGCCTGCTCGCGGAAGCCAAGTCGGCGATCAAGGGCGTTGGGCCGAATGCGCACATGCAGGGCAAGGACGGCTCGGGACAGTCCGGCCGCGCCATTCTGGCTATGCAGCAGGGTGGTATGACGGAGATGACGCCGATTCTGGACTCGCTACGGCACTTCAACATGCGGGTGTTTCGCCAGCTCTGGAACCGCATCCGACAATTCTGGACTGCCGAGCGCTGGGTGCGCGTCACCGACGATGAAAAGAACGTCCGCTTCGTCGGCTTCAACGTCACCAAGGCAGCTTTGGCCGAACAGAAGATCGCTGCGGCCCTCAAGGAAGGCCAGATCGATCAAGCCACTGCACGGCAGTTCGCTGCGCAGGTGCGCTTCGATCCCGCGATGCAAGAGCCCGCGAACGTCGTCGCCGAGATGGATGTGGATATCGACATCGAGGAAGTGCCGGACTCGCCGTCGCTCCAGATCGAAGAGTTCGAACAGCTCGTGAAGCTGGCCGCTTCCGCTCCTGGCGTAGTGCCGATCAAGCTCATCATCGAGGCGTCCAGCCTCCGCTCGAAGCAAAAAATTCTGAAGCTCCTAGAGGAAGCCGATCAGGGCAAACAGCAGCCGAACCCGGCTCAAGAGTTGGGCCTGCGCGAGATGCAGGCGAAGATCGGGAAGCTGGAAGCGGAAGCCGCCCTGACGGGCGCGCGCGCCGAATATGAGCAAGTGCGCCCAACCTTGGAAGGCGCCCGCCTGGGCTTCGCCGCCTAGCTGAAATTGAGATTGCGACTGCCGATCCTCGCAAGGGGAGGCTTCGCCATGCCCGTCGCCGGGGTTTTCGGGCGCTGAACGGGTCGCCGCCGATCGGGCGATGAAGAGGGCAATATGGACAACAGCGGACTTGATGATTTTCTGAACGATAGCAACGCCGCCGCGGACGACGCGGGAACGGTGGCAGCGGCTCCTGCAAGTGCCGATGCCGACACGTCACAGGCTGATGCGGCTGCGGAAGCGGCCGGACAGGCCCGCGATGACGTGGGGCGCTTTGCTTCGAAGGGCGATAAAGAGACTGACGCGCAAGCCGCGTCGGCAGACGGTGCGTCGCCTGCGCCGGGTGAAAGTCCACCGCTCGAGCATCCTGCCCTGCTTGGTGAACGTCGTAGAAGGCAGGAAGCCGAACGACAGCTTGCCGAGCTCCAAGCTCGGTTCGTTGCTCCGGAAGCGCCACAGCTTCGTACGCCGCAACCCGCCGATGGTCCGCCCGATCGTTTCGAAGATCCTGAAGGGTATGACGCCTGGCTCGTCCAGACCGCCACTCAACAGGCTCGTGCTGAAGCTGTCGCGGCGCATCAAGAAGAGAGGATCATGTCCTCGGCGGATGCGGCACGGGAAAAGTACCCGGACTGGACAGAGAAGGCTGCCGCGTTCGCGCAGCTCGCCCGTCAAAACCCAGCCCTTGAACGGACCCTGCGGAGCCATCCCAACCCGGCTGAATACGCCTACTCCACCGCCAAGATGCACCTGGAGCTTGCCCAGCACGGCAGTCTCGAAGGGCTGATTGCGGCGCGAGTTGCGGAAGCAGTCGCAAAGGCGACACCTGCTCCTGCACCTGCGGCAGACATCCAACTCCCTGAATCGCTGGCTGGCTCTCAAAGCGCGCGGTCCTCCGCGGCTGCTGCGGGTCCGCCGTCTCTCGACGACATTTTGAACCCGCGCAAATAGCGCTCGCCCTTAGGAGGGGCAGAATATCATGGCACTTACGACTCCCGCAGCCGACAATCAGGTTACCGTCTGGGACTCTGATTTCTTCTCCGAATATGTCCGCGCCAACCGCTTCAAGCGGTACATGGGCACCGACGAGAACAGCATCATCGTCCTGAAGGACGATCTGACCGTCAAGAAAGGCGGCCGGATCAGCATTCCGCTGGTCGGCAAGCTCGAAGGCTCCGGTCAGACGGGCAACAACACCCTCGAAGGCAACGAAGAGGCGCTGGCGAACTACGCTCACTACGTCGAGGTGGACACGCTCCGCCACGCCGTGGCTGTGACCGAGCATGACGAGCAGCTGACCGAGATCGACCTTCGCAAGGCCGGCAAGGCGCAGCTGAAGGTCTGGTCGATGGAGAAGATGCGATTGAACATCATCACCGCGCTGGGCTCGATCAGCGGCGTCGCTTATGCAATCGCCACCGCGGCGCAGCGCAACGCCTGGAACGTTTCGAACGCCGATCGCGTCCTCTACGGCTCGGCTGTCAGCAACTACAACGCCACGCACTCGACGGCCTTGGCGAACATCGACAACACGGACGACAAGCTCACCCGCAAGGTGGTGTCCTTGGCAAAGCGTATTGCCGAAGACGCCGATCCGATCGTGCGGCCGGTCACGGTGGGTGAAGACGAAGAGACCTATGTCATGTTCGTCGGCTCGCTCGGCTTCCGCGATCTGAAGGAAGACCTCGCGACCGTGCTCAAGGATGCCGAGACCCGCGGTAAGACCAATCCCCTGTTCCGCGACGGCGACTTGATGTGGGATGGGGTCGTGATCCGGAAGATTCCGGAAATCGACATCATCGCCGCTGCGGGTGCCGATCCTGACGGCGCGGGCGCTCTCGGCCCGATCGATGTGGCGCCGGCCTTCCTGTGCGGCGCGCAGGCGGTGGCGGTCGCTTGGGCGAAGCGCACGAAGTCCACCTCGGATGTTCGTGACTACGGCTTCGTGCAGGGCGTCGGCATTCGCGAAATGCGCGGGATCGAGAAGCTCGTCTACAACAGCAAGGATCATGGTGTGGTCACCGTGTTCCACGCTGCGGTCGCCGACGCTTGATCTAGCTAGGGCGGGGGCTTCGCGGCCTCCGCCCTTTCCTTTCTCTCGCGAGCAAAGGAGCAAAGGAGCGCACCATGTTCACGTGCAACGATGTGGTGGCGCTCGCGCTGCGCTTGGCGGGCATTGTCCGCCTAAACGCCAGCCCCAAGGCTGCTGAAGCCGAAAACGGCATGATGCTCCTCCAGGGTTTGTATGAAGGCATGGCGACTGGCGGGCTGTTCGGGCGCCTCACCGATGTCCTGACGGCAGTAGACTACACTGCCAATGAAGGGGAACGGGTGCGCGCGACCAACAGCGCTGTGGTCACTCTTCCAACCGAAATTAGGGGCGATGGCGGCCCGCGCGGGCCGCGCGACCTGTCGCTGATCGAGATCTACGACGTTGCGGCGGACCACCTGACGGTCAACCTCTTCGACCGCAACGCGTGGGTGGCGCTTAACGATCTTGCACTCACCGATCAGGCGCCGCTGGCGATGCGAGACCGGGCCGGCCTCGCGGGCTGGCTGGCCGAGTCCTACGTGGAGATGTTCGGCGGCGCGATCAGCGCTGGTACGGCCGCGCGCGCGCGCAGCTTCCGGGGCAACATCATCAGCAAGCGCGGCTCTACCCAGGACCGGCCGGAAGCGGTCGATTACTGATGCCCGATATCGCTTACGGGGCCGCCGCTTACCGACGCTCGCGGGGCAAGCTGCCCGAGCTGCGGCTGGTGAATATGTTTCTGGAAGCCACGCCCACGGCGGATAACGGGGTGGTCCTGCTGTCGAGGGCCGGGCTTCTCGGTAGCGCGACGGTTGGAATCGGCCCCATCGAAGGCGTGTTCTGGCAAGATGGCGTTTTCGCCGGTGACGTGTTCGCCGTTTCGGGCGGCAAGCTTTACCGGGCTGGTAGGCTGCTGGGTACGATCAACGGCGGCGGGCCGGTCTCGTTCGCCGCCTCTGACCTCGAGCTGCTGGTGACTGCCGGCGGCTCCGTATACTCGTACAATGGCACCGATCTCGTTGCCGTCGCCTTTCCCGATAATGCACGGGTAGCAGCCGTCGCATTCCTCGGCGGGCTCTTCATCTATGTCAGAGCTGGTTCCGGCAAGTGGTACTGGTCTGCTGTTCTGAATGGTCGCAAGGTCGATGCTCTCAGTTTTGCTTCGGCTGAGTTTTCGCCCGATTCTCTGCTTGACGCGGTTGTGATCGGCGAAACGCTGTGGCTGCTTGGTCAAACCACCATCGAGCCGTGGGCACTGAGCGGCAATCCCGAGCTGCCGTTCAGCCGGATCGATCAGCGCTTGTTCCGCAAGGGCGTAGCCGGAACCGGGTGCGCTTGGGACCTCGACAACGCCATGTTCTGGATCGGCGCCGATCGCATCGTGTACCGGGCAGCCGACGTAGCGCAGCGGATTTCAGACCACGGCATCGAGGAACGGCTTCAAAGCTCCTCCTCCGTGTCGGCGTTCGTCTTCGTCACCGAAGGACATAGCTTCTTCTGCGTGCGCCTGGACGCCGCGACCTTCGCCTATGATGCAGCCACGGGGCAATGGTGCGAGTTCGCGACTTTTAGCCGGGCCAACTTCCGGGCGCGCTGCGCAGCCACGAACGGCGCACGGGTTCTGCTCGGGGATGATGCCAGCGGCACGCTTTGGGAACTGTCCGGCTATCAGGATGCCGGCGCCGTACTCGAGCGTCGGTTCACGGCCGCCTTCCCGATCAAGGGTGGCGCGGTTCGGGTCACGCGGCTCAACGTGGAAGTCGCGGTAGGCTGGACCGATCTTCTCGCGGGACAAGGGTCCTCGCCCGTCATCGAGATGCGGTGCAGCGACGATGCCGGAGCAACCTTCGGGGATTGGGAGGCCGAATCGCTGGGGGCCCAAGGTAGCTATCGCGCGCAGCCGGAATGGCGGGCGCTCGGCATGTTCGATGCGCCGGGTTTCCTCGCTGAGTTTAGGGTCACGGACCCGGTCGATCTGCGGCTCTCCGCTGTGCGCGTGAACGAGCCGGTGGGCGGGAGATCGCGGTAATGGCTTTTCGGCTTCCCCGGCTTCCGGCAACCCCTCCAAGTCATTCCCAGCTACAAGTCTGGTGGCAGCGCGTAGTCGAAAGGATCGAAGCACAGGAGGCGAAGCAAGACGAGCTGATTTCCGAAATCACCGCCGCGGTGAACAGGATCAGGCGCCTTATGTCGCACACGCTGCCGACAACAATTCTTTCAGCTGTGGATAACGGGCCAAGCTGCACCATAACCGTCCTCGACCACACCCGCGTCTATGGCGATGCGACGACGCTGGCGATCACAGGATCGGGTCAAGCAGGACTTGCTTCAGGAACGTGGTTCGCCTGTTATTATGACGATGCCACGCTCGAAAACACGGCCCCGGCTTTCGTTTTCACCACGAACCTTGAGTCCGCGCAGGCTGCGGTGGCCGATGGGCGGCACTTCTGCGGGCTTATCAAGACGCCCGTGGCGGCTAGCGGAGCGACGATAGAAAGCGGCGGGGCTTACCCTGCGGGTGCCGCGACAGTGGGCGGGGAGCTGCTGCAGTGAGGGTGGGCTACCTCACTGAAGAGCAATTCGTCGAGCAGATCTCCGGCACGGTGCAGGATAATCTGTCTGGAGCATATCAGCCTGCCGACCCGGCGCTTGCTTCGTTTGCAGCACTCGCGTGGACGGCGGGGGCTCAGATTGCCGTATTTACTGCGGCTGACGCCTTGGAGATGCGCTCGGTTGGCGCGGCGTCGGAAACTGACATTCTCGACAGAGCCGCCGCCGATGCCCGCTACGCCACCACATCTTCGGTATTGGCGGACGGGGACAAGGGCGACATAACGGTTTCCGGATCGGGTGGAACTTGGACGATAGACGGTGGGGCGGTCACCACCGCGAAGCTGGGCGGCGACATCACTGCGGCCGGCAAAGCGCTTCTGGACGATGCGGATGTTTCGGCCCAGCGCGCAACGCTCGGGCTCGGCACAATGGCGACGCAGAATGCCGCCTCCGTCGCGATCACCGGAGGCTCCGCGGCATTCACCGGAACCACCTCGGTCACCGGCTCCGCCGCGGTCTCGCTCACTTCCACGGCCAACACCGGCAATCCTCGGCTCATCCTGACGGAAGGGTCGGGGCCTGCTGGCTTCTACGAGATCGCGCGGTTGGGGGCGGGAGGCAACCCGGCCAATGGGCGCGGTCCCGTGGTGGGTTTCTACAGCCCAAACGGAGGCGTCGGCCTCACCGCGCTGTCCGGCTACTTCGGCCTGGTCCAAACCGCCGCCGGGGTCCACGCCTTCACATGGAAGAACGCGGCCGGCACCGACATCGCCATGCTGGGCACGGCCGGAGGGTTATCGGTCACCGGCTCCGTGGCGTCGAGCACATGGCTGAAGTCGGGCAGCTACACAGTCGGGACGCAGCCCTCTCCCGCAGTCGCGGGGGCAGGCGCGCGCACTTATTTTTCAAACGCGAGGAAAGCCGGTGAGGCGGCGGGGGCCGGGACCGGCCTTCCTGTCTGGTGCGACGCGGCCAACTGGCGAACCTACTACGACAACAGCATTGCCGCAGCCTAGGAGCAGCACATGGCCTACGAAAAGCGCACTCGTCCCTATGAAATCCTCGTCCGCCTTAAACCGGAGGGACGCATCGAACAGCATGTGATCGACATAGAGGAAACATACGACGTTCTCACCGGGGTGGTTTCCGATGCCAAGGAGTTACCGGCGCGACCGATCACAGCGGAAGAGGCTGGCCAGTATCTCGGCGAAATGAACGTACGTGCTCTCGAATCCGTAGTGGCTCGCGAGGCAGCGTCGGAAGAGCGGCGCGCACAACTTGCCGCATGGGCTGCTGATCTCGAAGATCACCGCACGAAGCTGGTGAGCGCGGCTGCGTCCGTGATGGCAACGGCACCCGGAAGCCCATGAGAAACGATACGCGATAATCCGCCGCTCCTCCGCATCGTGCGGAGTCCTCGTTCCAATAGGAAACCTTTTTTCCAGGCTGCTTCGGCAGCCTTTTCTTTTGGGGATGCCATATGGCTCAACTCTTCTCGCTGTTGGCAAACCGCGCGCTCAACAATAACGGGCTGGTGATCCCAGGGGCACAGCTGATCTTCTATGTCAGCGGCACCTCTACCAAGACGCCTGTCTACACAACGGCGGACCTTACCATTCCGCACTCGAACCCGGTTGTTGCGAATGCGGCTGGCAAATTCCCTAACATCTACCTCGATGAGGCGATCACCTATCGCACCGTTCTGGCTGATGCGAATGGGGTGGAGATCGAGCAGACCGATCCGTACAAAACGCTGATCAGCCCAGCGACGGTCGGCCTCTTCAACGGGGCGTCCGGGTACACGATTCCAGCCACCGTCGATCTGGTGCAGACTACAGGCTATTCGGCTGTCGGTAAGGGCGGCGCAATTTACGTCGCCGACCCATCGGTGACAGAAAACAGCAGGAGCACGTTCATTTCTGCAAACGGCCGCGGCTTCCGCCTGTCGCTCGACCAGCCCATCACCCCCTTCATGCTCGGCGCGATCGGATCGTCCACCTATTCGGCGTCGGCGCTCAGCGACCCCATGCTGGCGGACCTGGCGGACGATAGCGCCGCGCTCCAAGCCTATTTCGACTTCTGCGCCTACAGCCGGGTGGATAACAAGAATTGGGGCGGCGTGTTCGGCGTCACCACCAACCTCGTGATGGGCGGTGCTTATGGTGAGAACGAGCACGCCTTCGACCGCAGTGACTCTTTCGAGGGCGATCTGGTGCTTCTCGTCAAGAGCAACATCAACGGCGTGGTGCTGCGCAATCGCACCCGGAGCGGCACCACCCTGGGCTCGATCACCATACGCGGGCCGGGAGAGGGCTATAACAGCTGGGCTGCCCGCCTGTTCGACATCGGCCTGCTCAACGAGGATCGGGCGAACCTCCAGACGCTTACAGGCGTCGCGGTGCGCAATGCGAGGGTAATGGGGTTTGCCGTCACGGGTGGTGCTCCGGGGAAGAACGACAACACGCACGGCATCTACATGCTCAACAGCAAGATCGACGCTTGCGGGTCGGGCGGCACGGACGGGAACAATGGCAATCCCGCGCTTTCCAAGTTCCAGGCCACCAAGATTTTGAGCCGGGTGGACAGTGGAGCAGCCGGCGACAAGTTCCAGCGCTGCACCGTAACGCTCGACGTGCTCCCGCCAGTGATCCTCGACGAGTTCGGACCCACCGAAACCGCTGGCACGCCCATCTTCATCATGGCGAACAACCAGTTCCACGCGGTCAAGAGCTTTGATCGCGCGACCGCGACGATGGTGCTCTGGACCTGGCTGCCCAGCGCGATCGGCGCGGGATCGACGGTTCATTTCGTCTATGGTGGCGGCTATGTCCCCATCGGCGGCGATGCCGGTCTGACGCGCGGCTTCCTCAACGTCACCGAGTGCTCAATCGGTTACTGTGCCTCGGCCGTGTCCAACGGTTGGGTCCAGGCCAATTTCACCAATAACCTGATCGCCGTCTGTCTCGGGCGAAATCGCGGCTCATCGGGCTTCGGCGGGCGCATCGATGGCTATTGGGAGCATACCGCCAACCTCGTCGACATAATGATGCTGGCGGACCCGAAGCTGAACCCGCGCTTCTATCATGAAATCTCCTCCCAGATCGGGCTCGACATCAACCGGTTCCAGAGCATCGTTCCACGCAACGCCGACGATACGCTGCGCCCCTTCAACGCTCAGGGACTGATGATCAGGGCCGGCAATGGACGCGATCAGTTCTTCGAGAACGAACGCAATGCCGATGGGCAATATGCCTTCACCCGCGTCGATTTCAGCGTTCCCAACGCCAATAGGATCATCCCGCTGCACAATGACGGGGGGACGATCGAGGTCATCATGCCTGCAGCGGGTGATCCGCACGAGAACCTGTTCGGCTTTCGAGCGCGCACGGTACAAGTCACGGGCAACGGGGCAAAGCGTCAGCCGACGATCGGTGTTTATGTTCGAGCCCCAGGCGCGAAGGTGAACGGCAGCGCGGTGGGCGCGACGGTGCTGATCGGCAATCTCAAGGGGCCAACCGAAATCCAGGTGTCGATAGACCCTACGGACCGGACCAACTGCATAGCTGTCCCGTTGACCGGCACCGTCGCCACTGCCGCTGCCCAAGCCAACAGCACGGCGGCTGACGTGGCAACTCTGGTTGCCGACTTCAACGCGCTGCTCGCCAAGCTTCGCGCTGGCGGGAGCATCGCGCCGTGACCGGGCCGCGCCTCCTTACCGCCTCGGTGAGGCTCGCCACACTTAGCGACGTTTCGCTTATCGCAGAGATGGGCGAGCGCTTTCACGCTGAAGCGGGCTGGCCGGACATCGTTGAATATGTGACGGCTGATTGCGAGCGCACCTTAGACCATCTGATCCGGAGCGAAGACGGTATCTTGCTGGTGGCCGAGCACGGCGGCCGTCTTACCGGCATGGCAGGCGGCTTGGCTCACCCGATCTACTTCAACCACTCCCATCGCAGCGGCCAAGAACTGTTCTGGTGGGTTGAGCCGGGCCTGCGCGACGGCACCGGCAAAATGCTTCTGGATCGGCTCGAAAGTGAGGCGCGCGCCATTGGCTGCGTAAGTTGGTCCATGATCGCACTCGATCAGGTGAAGCCGGAGCTCACCGGCAGGATCTACCGCCGCCGCGGCTATCGAGCATCCGAACACAGCTACATTAAGAGGTTATAGGCATGGCGATCGGAACGACTGCAGCGATCCTCGGAAGTGCCGTTATCGGCGCTGGCGCGAGCATGATGGGCGCGAGCGCACAGAAAAAGGCTGCGAACAAGGCATCTGCCGCCGCTCGGGACAATACGACAGCGAACAACGCGCTCGCCCGCGAGTTCTACGGGAGGAACAGCGCGGTTCTGGAGCCGTTTCGCGAGCAAGGGCTTAGGGCCGGGGCCACGCTGAGCGAGCTGCTGCTTGGCCCCTCTGCTGCGCCTGCGGCTGCTCCAGCGCCTCAACCTGCCTCCTACGCGCCATCTCCGCAAGCTGGCGGGGAATGGCAGGACTATGGCGGGTACATGGAAGAGACCGGCTTCGGCGGACGTTTCGGCGCGGAGCCGGAATATAACGGCGGTTTCCCCATGATGCACCGACTGGCCATGCGCGAAGTCGGCGCACCGATGCGGACGCAGCAGTATGGCGGGGCGCAGACGGTGGCGGCACCTCAACCTGCTCCCGGTGCGGTCACGACGACGGCAGTGCCGGGGAAGACGGCTTGGGACACGTTTCGCGACTCGACCAATTATCAGTTTCGATTGGACGAAGGCACCAAGGCCATCAATCAGGGCTATGCCGCTGGCGGCACACTCCAGTCCGGCGCCGCTCTAAAGGCGCTGACGCGGTACGGGCAAGATTACGCGAGCAACGAGCTCGGCAACTTCATGAACCTGCTCGCCGGGCAGCAAAACATGGGTCTCAATGCCGCGCGAGCTGTCGCGGGCGTGGGCGGCGATCTCGTCACGAACGTCACCGCGAACAACAATTCGGGCGCATCGGCGACGGCCGCCGCGGCGCTGGCGCGCGGCAACGCGACTGCGGAAATGTACGGCGACATCGGCGCCGGGCTGGGCCGCGCGATCGGCGCGCTCGGCGGCTCCTCGTATCGGAAGGGAGGCTGATAATGAGCGGCATGAACATCCCGTGGGGAATGGCGAACCAAGCTGCGAGCCCGATGCAGCGGACGTTGCAGGGCTTCCAGTTGGGGCAGCAAGAACGCCGCAAGATGGACATGGAGCGTGCCCTTGGCGCGCTCGGCCCTGGCTTGGACAACTCGGAAGCTCTGTCGTCGCTCTACGCGCTGGACCCTCAACTCGCGGCCGGCATCGAAAACGCGGCTCACCAGCGCGGGGAACGAAGCCGCGCTGCTGCGTCTAGGTCGGCGCTGGGCGACTATTACAAGGCTGGGCTTCCCGGCGCACCCGTTACCGGACCATCGCCTGAGCAGCCTCTTAGCCTCGCCACGGGCGGAACTGCGGCCGCGGCGTCCTCGGGCGCGATAGCCGCTCTAGCGGGCACTCCGCAGGCCCCGGCCCTATCGGATGTGTCCCCGTCAACGCTGGCCGCTCCTGCCCAAGCTGCGCCTGCTATGGCCGCGCCTGCCACCAGTCCTGAGGCGCAAAGGCGTGCTGCCCTCGAACGTCTCGCTGAAGCAAACCCGGAAATGGCGTTCAAGCTTCAAGAGCAGGAGACTGCCACTAAGCTGAAGCGCTTCGAGCACGTCCAGAAGATCAACGAGTTCGGAATCCAGCTCCTGGGCGGCGTAACCGATCAGGCAAGCTATGATGCCGCCGCTCAACGCTACAACGGAATGCTGCAGCAACTCGGCTATCCGCCCGCACAGCTTCCTCCCACCTATTCGCCGGAAGTGGTGCGGCGGCTGCAACTGTCGATACTGTCGGTGAAGGAGCAAATGGATGCGCTCAAGCCTGTGACGGTCTCGCCCGGCACCGCCGTCCTTGATCCGCTCACGCTCAAAGAGAAATACCGCAACCCGGTGGCACCGCGCTTCATGCGGGTGACTGGCCCGGATGGAAACGACACGATCGTTGAAGTCGGCGGGGATGATGATGAACCGGCTCCTGGTGCGGGCGTCGGCGCACCTTCGGGCGGCGCGTTCCGCGTGGTCGGCCTCCCCGGCGATCAGGAAACCAGCGGCTACAGAACCCCTGAGCGCAATGCGCAGGTGGGCGGCGTGCCTGATAGTTTTCACACGCGCCGCGATGCCGCTGGCAACCCATTGGCCTCTGACCGAGTACCACCGGCCGGCATGTCGATGGCGAGCTATGCGGCTGAACTTCAGCGGCGGAACCCAAATCTGGAGGTGATCAACGAGGGAGATCACGTCCACTTGGAGCCGCGCAGCCGAGGACAGTTTGCGGCCGGCGGTGGCGCACCGGGCGGCGCTCGCACGGTCTACACGGGCGGCAAGAAGCCGACGAAGGCCGGCAAGCCGCAATACGAGTACAAGATGATCGGCGGCAAGCTGATGAAGCGGAGGGTCGGCTAATGCAGGACGGCGGCTGGGAAGAAGTTACCGATCCCAACGAGATGAAGAGCGTCCTGGGCGTCGAAGCAGCCCGTCAGATGTCGGGTGGGGCGTCGCCGGGCACTGGCCGCAAGCTATCTCCGCAAGAGCAGAAATACCTTAACGATCTGCGCGAACAGGGCGCCAGCGGAGCGAACGCGCTCTCACAATACCAGAAAGCAGCTGCTGCGATCGAGCGATCCGAGATCACGCCGTATCGCGCAGCGCAGATCGAAAGCACCATCCCGCAAGAGGGTAGCGGCTTCTCGGCGGGCCAGCGCTGGAACCGCTTCATCTATGGCGTGGACGATCAGGAAGTCTCCGATTTCCAGTACCTCAATGGCCTGACCAGCGCGCAGGTACTCGATCGCCAGATGGAGCAAAAAGGCCCTCAAACGGAATCCGACGCCGCCCGCCTCAAGCTCACCGAAATCAGTCCCTTCAAGAGCCAAGCCGCCAATGCCGAAGTGATCGGGGACGGTGTGTTGCGATCCCGGATGCTCGCCGGAAAAGCACCCTTCTATACCCGGTGGGCGAACAGGTACGGGCTCAACGGCCTGGACCCTCAAGGGCGCTCGGCTGATGATGTCTGGCTGAACGCGCTCGACGAAGCGCAAACCGAGCTTCGCACCAAACGCGAGGCTCGCGCTCAAACCGGCACCGCACTCTCAGCCGATGATCTGGCTGCCTATCGGCGTCTCGCGGCGCGCGGCGCGTCTCCCGAAAAGCTCCGCAACTTCGTGCGCGAGCGGACGGGTGGCGAGCTGGTGAACGCCGACGCCGTCGCCAACGCGCGCGATCGTGGTGCCGGCGTCCGTACCGACGTTCAGTACGAAGGCTTCACGATCAAGAGGGTGAAGTGATGGCCGATTATGAGATCACCGCCCCGGACGGCAAGGTTTACCGGATCAGCGCGCCTGAGGGTGCGACCGAAGATCAGATCATCGGCTATGCCAAGCAGCATATGGCGCAAGCCGCGCCCGAAACCGATCCCGGAAAAGTCGTCTTCGATCGCCGGAAGCCTGCGGCTCAGAACCCGCCTTCGGAGCCTTGGACGAACAGCGCAGACCGGGACATCTTCGCGTCCACCGCCAACGCCGTGGCGGGCATCGGAGAGGGTCTCGCGATGGTGCCAGATATGCTCGCCCAGGGCGCGGGCTATCTGCTGGCCGAAGGCGGCGATCTCGTCGGCCTACCAGAGTGGATCACCGATGAACTGCGCGATCCGGCGACGATCGGCGGCGGCATCGAGAGCCTCGTTCCCAAGCCGACGCAGGGCGTTCCGCGCCTGATGCGGTCTGTCGCTGAAGGCGTCGGCGGGGCACTTGGTGGCCTCGGCGTCGGCAAGGCGCTTACTGCCGCTGCGCCTGCCGGTCGGAGCGTTTCGCGCAGCGTGGGCGAACTGTTGGGCGCCATGCCCGGACAGCAGCTCGCGGCAGGCGGCGTGGCCGGTGGTGCCACGGAAGGCGCGCGCCAGCTCGGGGCGCCTATGCCCGTCCAGATCGGTGCTGGCATCGTGGCGGGTGGCCTCACACCCTCGGCGCTGCGCGGCACTGCGGGCGCGGTGGATGCCATGATCGATCCGCTGACTGATCCCGGCGTCAACCGCGCCGCTGCCCAATTCGTGCGCGGCAACATGATCAAGCCGGAACATGAAGTTCTCGCAGATCTGGACAGCGCGGCGCCCGGTGCATCCGGCGCCCGCCCGACGCTGGCGGAAGTGACGCTCGATCCCGGCCTTGCGGCGATGCAACGGGGCGTGGGCAATCTCTCCGGGACGAACGGCGGACGCATCTCCGAACGGGTCAACCAGAACGCCCGAACTCGGATGGAGGCGATCGACGGTACGCTTGGGCCAGGCAATCCTGCCGATATCGAGCGTGCCGCGGCTGCTCGGGAGCGGTCGCTGAACGCGCTTACGGCCTCGTCAATCGGGGAGGTTGGTCCCTTGGTAGCGCCTGACGTTGCGGGTGCTGCGGCTCGTGGTTACCTCTCTCAAGGCTATCAGGCGGCGCGTGCGCGGACGGCGAACGCCTATGACAGCCCGATCCTACAAGAGAACCCGCCGATCGCTCTCCGGCCTCTGGAGCGCGCGGACATCGAGGTTCCCACTTACGGCGACACGCGCAAGCTTGACGACTTCCAGGATCAGGCTGTGCGCGGGTATCGCTCTGCCCTTCCCGCTAAGCCGAAGACACTGCTGGAGTTCGTTCGATTGCGGGGCGGCGTGGCGGCGGACAGCATGGGCGCCGATGATCTTCGGTCGGCTGGGATGGACGCGAAGGGGCAGCCGACGCTTGTTCGCGAGGGCGGCGTTGCTCTCGACCGGCTGCGGGAAGCGGCTGAAGAGGCTGGCTACATCGACGATCGCGTGGACCTCGGGGAGTTTTCGTCCCTGCTCCAAGCCGAATATGCTGGGGCAGCACCCCTTCACGCGCTGAACGACCTCACCGACGTTGCCGCCTATGACGAGGCGTTGGACGCCCGCAACTTCTGGCGGCGCCAGTTCGATGAACGCGAGCTCGACCCGGCGAAGATGACGAACGACCAGTGGGTACGGTTCTATCAGGACGTGGAAGGGCCTGCAGCCGGTAGTCAGCCCAGAACGCTCGACGATCTGGAGCGCGAACGCACGCCGGGCAGTCTAATGGGGCCGTTCCAGCAAACGGTGGCGTCGCTCAGACAGCGCTTCTTCGGCGACGGCGGCACTGAAGCCTCGGCTCCGGTGCGGGCGCTGTTCGATGACGTGCTGAACGCCGATGAGGTGCCGCTGAAGACGCTGGAAGGCTGGGAGCGTCGTGCGCTCGATCTAGCCGCCGCTGCTCCCGACCGGACAACCGGCGCTTCCCTGCAGGCGCTCAGCCGGGCCATTGGTGCCCGCGCTTCGATGGCCGGTGGCCCCGAAAGGCGCGAAGCTCTCGAAGCGGCCCGCGGCGTCCGGCGCCAGCAAGGCGAAGTCTTCGAAGATGGCGCGGTCGGCCGTGCGCTCGACCGCGGCGATTATGGCCGTTTCGCTCTGCCGGATGCCGAGATCGGCCGCACGCTCGTCCCTCGCGGCCGGGCTGGTGGCGAAGTGGTGGACCAAGTCCAGCGCGCCGTGGGCACGCGGGCGGAAGAGATCGCGCGCGCGGAGATCCGGCGCGCACTGGAAGATGCCGCCGACGATCCGCGCGCCATTGCTCGGGTGGCGCGCGATTATGGCGAAAGCGTCTCCCGATTCCCGGCGCTCGAGCGGGACATTCGAACCGCGCGCGGCAATGCGGCGCTCTCCAGCCGCTTCCGGTCAACGCAGCTCGGGCAGTTCCTCCGGGACAACACCGATCCTGCGCAGGCCGTTTCCCGGCTGCTGACGGTGAAGGATGGCGGGCGCGCGTTCCAGGCGCTGGTCAACGGGCCGAATATGAGCCCGACCGCTCTGGCCGGCGTCCGGCGCGGGATCGCGGAGCATATCCGGGCCATGTCGCGCTCAAGCACGGTGGACAGCAACCTCCAGACAGTTCCGGTCACGCGAAAGATGGGTGACGGCATCGTTCAGGCTCTGGAGCGGACGCGCGGCACGACTGCGCTGGCGCCTGCTCAGCGAAAGATGCTGAACCTAGTTCGACATGAGCTGAAGCGCGAGCAATTCGCCAAGAGCACTAACAGGCCAAGTGGATCGGATACCGCGCGCAATGTCGGCATGAGCATGAAGGCCTTCCAACTCGCAATGGAAGTGATGCCCGGCAGCGGGCCTGCTCGAAGCATCCTGCAGGCCATCTTCAGGCATGAAGCGAACGTAGAGAAGATTTTCGATGTCGTCACGGACGCGGTTCTCGATCCGAAGTTCGCTGCGGAGTTGCTGCGTCGGCCAACAGCCGATCGCCTGAATCGCGTCCTTAGCGGTGCGCGGGCCTATAATCAGGCGGCAACCCTCGGAGCGACGGCGTCAGCCGACTAGGTTCCAGCCGATCTTGAGAAGCGCGCCGATCAGGATGATGCTGAAGGCGAAGATCGCCAAGACGATCACCCCTCCAGTTCCGGATTTAGACGGCGGCGGGGGTGGGCCTTCGTTTGGCGAGCGCTCGTACATTCGCGTGAAATAACATCTTCGGGGGCTGGCGCAAAGGTGCCAGAGGGGAGGGTCCATGCCGACAGACGTAAGCCCTGCTGAGGCGGTTGGACTGATAACGGCGTCAGTTGCCGCCTTGGTCGCCCTCGGGAAAGGCACCGCCTGGCTACTTTCTTGGTTCTCGGCGCGCATGGACGCTCGCTCAATGAAATTGGACGAGCGGGAGGCTGCCTTGGAACGCAAAGTAGGTGAGCGTCTGGCCGCGCTGGAGGTCAAGCTTCTCACGCTCGAGGCGAATTGCGATCGGTGGCGCGAAGCCTTCCTGATCGTCGCGACCGAGCAACTCGGGACCAACCCGGCGTCGCCAGCCTTGCGCCGGGCACAAACGCTCTTGGCTGAAGCCTTCCCGGTCCACCTGCACATCCCGGATGACATGCAAGCCAATCTGGCCAAGCTCGATCGCGCCTAGCGCGTCCTAATCACAATCTGGAGGCTTCCTATGGCTCAGCCCCGTGCGGCGCTGGCGGATTTGCTGCGTCCTGAGTTCAAGCCCGGCCACGGGTTCAACCGCGCAGGCTTCACCGAGCGATGGAACGCGCTATTGGACGCCGCTGGCGTGCCGAGGGACGGCGAGGCGGCAACCGTGCCGGTTTCACCGTCTCCGGCCCCCCAGACGCCCCCAGCGGCCCCCACGGCGATATTCCGGACCGGCCTCACCAGCCCGCCCGAGTTCTTCAAGGCCCTGCGCACCACGGGGCTGTTCAAGACGCTGACAGAGGCACAGGTGCAGGGCATCAATCACAAGCTGCTCGCGTTCGGCGCGGCCGGTTGGGTGATCTCCTATGCCGCTTATGGATTCGCGACTTCCTATTGGGAGACGGGCCGCAAGATGCAGCCCTGCCGCGAGAAGGGCAGCGGCGACGGCCCCGACGCGGACCCGTGGGACGATTACCTCGAACGCTACGATACCGGTCGGCTCGCTATCCGGCTTGGCAATACGCCAGAGGCGGACGGCGATGGAGTCGCCACGGCCGGGAAGGGCGATGTCCAGCTTACCGGCGTCGCCAACTACCGGCGCGCCACCGTCGAGCTGCGCAAGCGCGGCATCATCGGCCCCGACGTGGATCTGGTGAAAACGCCGGAGCTTGTGCTGCGTTCCGACATATCCGCCGCGATCATGGTCGCGGGCATGGAGGAAGGCTGGTTCACCGGCCGCAAGCTCGCGCACACCCTGCCGAGCAACCGACCCGCCACACTGGCGGAGTTCATCGCGTCTCGCCTGATCATTAACGGCAGGGACAAAGACGACGAGATCGGGGCCATCGCGATCGACTGGCAAACGGCTCTCAAGGCTGGAGGTTGGGCATGAGGTGTACCTATTGCGGCTCTGGACAGCATCAGATCGGCCTCTGTCCGAAGACGTGGGGCGGATCGTCGGCGCGCGTGCATCTACGGTGCTCCTACTGCGGTGGTCGTGACCATGCCTATGAGGCGTGCCCGAAGATCATGGCCAGCCACCGCCGCAGTCCCGATCATTTTATATTGGACAGGAGAGGGCGATGAGCGGGGATGTAGTGCAAGATGGATCGGCGCCGCCGAAGGAAGGCGCGTCGTACCGCGCGGTGATTGGCCTCATTGCCATTGCTGGCGGGCTTCTGGGCTTGGCCGGACTCTACTTCGTCCCGGTGCCGGAAGCGAACCGCGAACCTCTGCTGCTCGCACTCGGCTTGGTGCTGGGCTGGGGAAGCACAGTAATCGGCTATGAGTTCGGATCCTCCCCGTCCGGCCGCAAGGCGGCTGATGCAGGCGTGAAGAGGGAGGAAGGCTGATGCTCTCCCTGCTCTTGCCTCTGGCGCTGCGCATGGGCGTTCCTGCCCGCCTCGCGCGGCCTCTCGTCGTGGGCGCTTTGGTGTTGCTTGCCATCCTGGCCTTGGGTGCCGGGAAATGCGCCTTGGTCCAGGATCACGAGGCGAAGGTCACCGCGAAGATCACCCGCTCTGAGATCAAAGCCGAGCGGCGCGCGAACGCGTCGGAAGCGGCTGATCGAGCTGCCGACGAAGCCAATGCTCATATTCTGGAAAAGGAGATTGCCAATGCCGTGCAAGCAAAGCCTGAAGAAGCTCGTCGTCCTGCTGGCCCTGCCGTCAACGCTGCTCTTGGCGAGCTGCGGCGGCGAACGGCTGAGGGTCGTTAAGCCGCCTGTCGAGCGCATGTCCCAAGTGGCCGTTCCGGTGATCCCGGCCGCGAGCACTCCTTGCGCCTACGATCCGCGCGAGATGTGCAACAGCGATGCCGACACGGCCGGCGTGATCTCGGCCTATGACGCTGCGCTCGCGGAAGCGAACCGGCGCCTTGCCTGGCTGGCGAGCTTCTTCAAAGAGCTGCCGGACTAGGCTTCTGGCCCGCGAGTAAACGATATCGGATATTGGGTGGCGGGGCTTCGGCCTCGCCACCCTTTTTTTGTGTCCGGTCGAAAGGCTCAAGCCGATTTGACTGTCTTTCGTCTGCGCGGCACGCTCTCGCCACCCAGATGCTCAACGGGCGCCGCTTCCGAGCGTCGAACGACCAGCTCTTCGGTCACGCGAGCCGCTCTCGCCACCTCGGCCTCCTCTGCCGTTACGTCCATTATGCTTTCTCTCTCGGCTTGTGCGGCTTGTCCGATAGCCGAGCTTATGGTGCCTCCAGTGTCCTCGCTGAGTACGCTTTGCTTTACGGCTTGGAGCCGATAGCCGAGCGTGCCGAGAACCCTGAGGAAGTTTTCCAGCGTCGGATTCCCGTCCCGGCTGAACGCTCGATAGAGCGCCTGCCGCTGCATACCGCTCTCGCTCGCAACCTTCGTCATGCCCTGGGCGCGGGCGACGATGCCGATCGCGTGGGCAATGTAGCGATGATCGCCGGATGCAAACGCGTCATCGAGGAGCGCCTGTTGCCCTTCGTCATCGCTGAGATGCTCCGCAACATCGAAGGTTGTTAGTTCGAGTGCCATGTTACCTGTCCCTCCTTGGACTAGAAGGCGGCTGCTTAAACACAGCCGCCCCGTCGCCTCTCAAACCTGAGAGGCCAGATGCTTCGCCGTCCGGATGTCCCGATCCTGCGAGCCCTTGTCGCCACCGCAAAGGAGGATGATTAGCTCCTCTCCGCGGCGCGTGAAGTAAAGCCGGTAACCCGCACCAACGTGGATGCGGACTTCGCTCACTCCATCTCCGATGCTCTTCACGTCGCCGAAATTGTCGGCTTCGATGCGAGCAATACGAATGGCGATCTGGCGGCGAGCGATAGGATCGCGAACCCCCTTGAGCCACTTCGCAAAGTCTGAAGTCTGTTTCGTCTCCACGTGTCACATATAGAGGACGCGCAGGGATGATGTCAACATAAAGGTGACAGAGCCGAGCGGCTTGAGCAGGTTTCGGACGCATTTTCGGACGCATTTCGGACACGTTTTCGGACACATAAGTCCTTGATCTGCATAGCTTTCGGACATGTCGGACACGTTTTGTGCACCCTTATGCATGATGCGCGCGCCATCAGAGGTTTCGGAAAAACGCGTCCAAACGCGTCCGATGCGTCCGGGATCGACCTTCAGGGGGTTTGAAGAGAGGCGATTTGGGCGCGGAACAGGGTATTTGATATCGATTACGCGCGCGCGGCTTTGGAGCTTTTCACGGATCGGCGGTTTCGTTGAAGGTTCAAGCGCCGGGTTGAAGATCGGTTGAAGGTGGGCGGAGTTCGCTCAGCTCTGCTCTTGTTCGTTCGTACAAAGCCAGCTAACGTTCGTCGCGTGGTTCTGTAGGAGCAGCGATAATGAAGGCGGTGGCATATTACCGGGTCTCGACGGCTAAGCAGGGTTCTTCCGGTCTCGGGCTGGATGCCCAGCGTTCCGCTGTCGAAGCACTGTGCGCCGGTCGCGGGTGGGAGATCATCGCGCCTCCCTTCACAGAGGTGGAGAGTGGGAAGCGGGACGATCGGCCGGAGCTGGCGAAGGCGCTGGAGCGGTGCAAGGTGACGGGTGCGGCGCTGGTGGTTGCCAAGCTCGATCGACTGAGCCGAAACGTGGCCTTCCTCGCGACGCTCCAGGATAGCGGCGTCAAGTTCGTCGCTGCCGACATGCCGGAAGCCAACGAGCTCACGATCCACATCATGGCGGCGGTGGCGCAAGCGGAGCGGAAGGCGATATCGAAACGGACCAAGGAGGCCCTGGCGGCGGCTAAGGCACGCGGGCAGCGCCTCGGGAACCCCAATGGCGCTGCCGCCCTGCGTCGGGCTGCGAAGGGCTCGGGCGCCGGTACTGCGGCTGCTCAACGCAATGCGGACGTTCACGCGGCTAGGCTGCGCCCGATCGTCGAGCGGATGCGGGGCGGAGGCCTTACGTCGCTCGGCGCACTGGCGGGCGCTCTTAATGCTGAAGGCATGGTGACGCCGCGCGGCGGGCGGTGGCACGCCTCCTCGGTTCGAAACCTGCTCGCGCGGTTGAGTGCTGTCCAGCCTACGTAACGTAGCCTTACATAAAACCGACAACCTGTTCGCTTATTAAGGTTTGACGAACATGAGCCCCCCCGCTCCACGTGCTGACGCTAACGCGTAGGGCCCTCTAAGCCGCCTCCCCCTCCGGCCGGGTAAGCTCAGCTAGGCTGGGCACGCTGGTCTGTCGTGCGGGCCGTACACCCTCCGTGATCGCCAGCAATGCCGCCTTCAAGTCGGCAAGCTTCTCGCGATCAACACGGGTCGGCAAGCAGCCGGACACGGGGACCTTGTGCTTCACTTTCTGCTCGTTGATCAGCCGGTCGAGGAAGGGTGGCAGCTCGAGCACGTCCCCGTACTCGACACAGACTAGGTTGAGCGTGTGACGCTCGCTCACACTCAGCCTTCCGATAATCGCGCACCATTTCGCAAAGAGGTGGTCGGCAGGCGTGTCCCTTAGCTGCGGCCGTGCGCGCCCGATCCGCTCCATATTCGCGGTCGCCACTCCTCCGCCGTAGGTGGCCCGGTATAGCCTCAGCCACTCCCTGCCATGCTCCAGCAGAATGCGGCCATCGACGCGCTCGCCTTCTAGCAGGCCGGCGGCGTGTGCCTGGCCGATCGCGCAATGCAGGTCGTCCGCGGCTCGAACCTTCCCCATCGCGGCATATGGGGCTCGGTGCGCCTGTACACGATCGTTGCCGCGCTGCGGCCCCTTCCCGGCCCGGCTAAGCTGGCCTCCTGCGGTTCGCTTGCCGCTGATCCGCTTGCGTCCTTTTCGATTTCCCACGTTACCCTCCCGCAATCCTACAAGCCGAGCTTTTCCAAAGCTGTTTCGACGTCAACCCCTGCCCTCTCACGCCGCTTCAAGGCCGTGCAGATCCTGGTCGCGGCATTCGAATAAGCTTGTCGCCGTACGCGCCGTGCATCGCGCGTACGGATCCTGCTCTCGCCCTCCAGCTTGCGCGCAACGGCTTCCTCGAGCGCGCGCACGATCTCTACCGCCTCACGCAGGCCATCGGCCCGACCTTGGCGGTAGTCTGAGCTCATGCTGCCTCCGGACCCTGTGGCCTGAATGGACGTGGGCCAAGCAGCCTGTCTGCTCGCGCTAACAGCGCACGACCGGCGACGTAGCGACGTGCCTCCTCAAGGGATGCGAGCGCGGTCTCGTAGTCGCCCTCGAACTCGTCGATCACGGGGTGCCGTAGTGCTCGCCTGCGATTTCAGCCATCGTCGGTTCGGGCGGGTCTTCTCGCGGCGGCTCCGGGGTTGGGAAGTTGATGATTTCGGCCATTAGCAGGGGCTCCCCTCGAACGGAGCAAGGTGAGGCAGCCATTCGAACTCGCCGCACCAATCTCCTGAGTCGATTATCGGGAACTGGCTCGCAGCACTGAGCTTCCCCGCCATAGGCGTCGGGATCAGCGTCCGATCAACAAGCGCGGATATAATCCTGGGCGCTCGGCGCCGGCACTGGCCGATCCCGTGCTCGGGATAAGCAGGCTGCGCATCTCGCACATCCAGAAGCCAAAAACGGCATGTGGAGCATTGCTCTTTCTTCCGCTTGGCGCGCGCTTCTACCTCGAGATATGGCTGCGGGTCGAACGGCGTGAAATTGGGTTCAATTGTCCGCATAAGGCTCTCTCCTGTCTGGGATGCGTAACGCGATGCCGCGGTAGATGCGGGCTCGGGTGCTTTCGGTCAGTCGATCGCGACTGAAGCCGCGCTTGTTCAGCTTCGTGCCGAATGCCTTCTGTGATCCTGGCTCTTCACCAGCGGCCTTGGCGTAGCTCGACCAGTCGGCGAACAGCTTGGATGTCTCTTCGAAGGGTCGGGACGCGTCGGCCGGGTTGTCGATGACACAGCGGTCGTTGATCCACTGCCCCATCAAGTCCTGATCATCGAAATAGGCTTCCGTGGCCTCTCGCACGGCCTTCGGCTTACCAAGTCCAAACTCCTGCCACTCTAGGCAGCCGTCGATCATCCACTGCAGGATTTCGCCGTGCTCCGCCTCGAGCTTGGTTTCTAGCTGAAGGTCTGGGCGTGCCGGTTGCCGCGTGAACGGGATGATGTTGAAACGCCTGCGCGTCGCCTCGTCCACGTTGTGGAGCGTCGGCTGGTGATTGCCGACGATCAGCAGCTTGAACTGCGGCTGATAGGTGAAGAAGTCCTTCGCCATGAAACGTGCGGTGATCGCGTCGCCGCCCGTGAGCTGCTTGATCGTGGCCTCGGCCCAGGCTCTGCCTTCTTCCGTCTCTGACGCGGTCACCAAACGGGCGCCGCGCAACATCGCGAATCCCGTCGGGTGCTTGTCGAAGCGGCTAGCGGTGAACGTCTCCATCGCGGACGTGACGGCGTACTCGCCAAGGATGCGCTGAAGCGTATTTAGAAAGACGCTCTTCCCGTTCTTGCCACTGCCATAGACGAAAAACAGCGCGTGCTCCCGGACATCGCCGGTGAGGGCATATCCACATATGCGCTGGAGAAAGCGGACCAGCTCTTGGTCGCCGCCCGTTGCCTCATCGAGAAACTGGAGCCAACGCGTCGGCTTTCCGGCCCTCGGGGCAACGCTGGTGCGCTTCGTTATGAAGTCCGTTGGCTCACTCGTTTGAAGCTGCCCCGTTTTCAGGTCCACGGTTCCCTCGGGCGTGCCGAGAAGGAAGGCATCTTGATCCCAAATCGTGGTGGCGACGGCGTGCAGCGGGTGCGCGCGGGCGAAGCGCTCCGCGCCGCCGGCAACGCTCGCCTTGCCCATCTTCCCGGAGCCCTTGCCGATCTGGCGGGCCAGATCGCGCGCGAAGTGGAATGCTCGCTCGACCAAGTCGCGCTTCCAATAGCTTCCATCCCACTCGTACCAGCTCTTCATCTGGTGATCGAATTTGAGAACGCCGCCGTATTTGCACGTGAAGGCGGTTGCCACGGCGTCTTCGGACGGATCGACGCCCGGATTCACGAACAGCGCGACGTTGTCGGCTTCCTCGGCCGCTGGCTTCGCCTGAAGCTCTTTGTCGAACGCGCCCGTCATTGGCGAATACCGCGAAGCTGATCATTCCAGTCTCGGAATGCGGGGTCGGGGTAACGGACATCGACCGCGTAGCCCTTCTCCACCAAGAAGAAGGCTGCCTTGTCGGCTGCGGCGCGGCCGGGCGCGTCGTTCTGCCCGGCGATGACGATTTTGGTGATTTCGGGTGGGTATTCGACGACCGCCATCAAGCCAGTGCCAAGCGTCGCCCAGACAGTCCTGCCGGGCAGCTCCTGTGCCAAACTAAGCCCATCTTCTGGGCCTTCACAGACGATGATCTCGGGTTTGATCGGTCCAAGGCGAAGGGCTGCGCCGCGGATGCGGCCTAAGGTCAGCTTCGGCCGCTTCATCGCCGCCTTTGCTTTGCCGCCGTCGCGCAGGAATATACGCTGGATGCCGACGATCGCACCGGAAGCTTCTTGGCAGGCGCACACCATCGCGGGTCGGGGCTTCGACCATTCGCCCGTTTCCTTGTCACGCCATGCCGGCAGCATTCCGAACCTGATCGATCTCGGAAGTTGCATCGTGATTTTACGCGAGCGGGCGTAGATCTCGGCAGGCGTTCCCGCGGGAGGCACGCATTGCTTCCAAAACCCGATCGCATCGGCCGCGTCGCGTTGGCGCTGGGCCTCGTCCTCTTCCTTGCGCCGGACCCTTTCTGTCGGATCGACTTGGGGAAGCTCAGCATCTCCGAGCCAACGGAGCGCGTCGATGAAGCTCAAGCCGAGCTTGTCCTGAACAACGCGGAAAATGTCGCCGGAGTAGCCGCATCCGAAGCAGTAGACTGTGCCTTTGGCGTCGTTGACGCGCATGCTTGGGAATTTCTCGGAGTGGGAGAGGCAAAGCCCCTTCATCTCGCGGCCGGCGCGGGTGAGCTTCGTCCACTGTGCAACCACGTCGCTGATGTTGTGGGTGCTGCGCACCGCCTCGACCGCGCGCCGAAACTCAGCGTCGTCTTGCCGGACGTAAGTCGCTCCCCCTCTCTCCGGCATTACCCCTCTTGATCGATGAAGGGGGCGCCACACCTGCGCAGGAAGTCGAGCGCGGTATCCGGATGGCGGAAAACGCCTGCGTGGTGACCCTGCTCAACGTGGCGAGTAAGCCACTCGTCCTGGTCGGTGCTGATCGTGCCGTCGCGGTCCTTGATCTCGATGAAGGCGATGCCTTGCCCCGGCCAAGTCGCGATCAGATCCTCGAAACCTTTGCGCAGCCCTTCGCGCTTGGCGCGCTGCGCCGCCCACTGTGATCGCTTCCCGGCGTTCGGGACGGCCGCGAACGTCACCGCGGGGCAGCGCATCCCCGCACGCGACAAGAGCAGCGTCTGAATGACGATCTCGTCGCCGTCGTAAGCCGCGCTGCGGGGATCGACGTGATAGGGCCTAGTCACGGCTAGCCCTGCGCTGGCGCTCGATCTCAAGCAGCTTCTCGGCCGTCGTTGATTTCAGATTGAAGCAGCAAGCGAGCCCGTGTGCGTCCAAGCCGTCCAGCGTCGGCCGCGCACTCAGCATCGCTGCCGCCTCGTTGGTGCGCCTATCCTTGCGTCCTGGTGAGTACACCTCGAACGGCGGCTTCTTCGTGAAGCGTGGTTTCAGCAAGGGGCGGCGCGAGCCGAACGATCGTTTCACCCTATGCTGCCTCCCTCGTTAGGATTGCGCCTCGTCCTTGCGGAGCTCGCCGTCCGCGATGCCGGCGGCGATGAAGCGGCGGCGATGAAGCGGCGGCGATGAAGCGGCGGCGGTTCTCCGGTGTCGGGTCGCCCTCTAGGAGCGAGCGGAAAGCCATAAGCGCGGCGGTCCGGGCAAGAGCCCGCTGTGCCGCCTTCCCGATCGACACGACGGCCATCTAAGCGAATTCGCTGAACGCGCGGCGAAGCTGGGATTTGCGGCCAAAGATGGTCTTGCTGCCAGGGCGGCGGATGACCGGGATCGAACCTTTTTCGACCAAGTGGTAGACCATGCGGTCCGTGAACGTCGGCCCCAGGAACTCCCGGATCGCCGGAACGCCGACCAGTAGGTCGTGGGCAAGATCGCCTTCACTCTCCATTTGACATCCTCTCCGTCGTTAAGGTAGGAACTCCGCAAAGCAGAACTCCTTTGCAAGATTGCACAGGTTATGACGACGCTTCCAGGCGGGGTCAAGATGCTTGAGATCACTGAGGGGCCGGCGTCGATGGCGATGGAACTGAATTTCGGCTTGCTGGAATCCTTGCTCGCGGACCTTCAGCCTATCGCGAGCGCGAAGCGGACGAAATTTCAGGCGCGGCTGAAGAACTTCCATCGGCTTAAGCTGCTCACCGGCGCCTCGTCGGGCCAAGGCAAGGCGGCTAAATATCAGGCGGGCGACGTCATAGTGATGGCGTTGGCAGTTGAGTTATCGCAACTTGGGCTATCGCCGGAACGGTGCGTCAGATTGCTTACGGATGACGAGAATACCTTCCCCCTTCGCATGGCTATCCACATGGCGGCGCGCCACGTGCGCGACCGGCCCCAAGATTATGCGCAGCCGCTTCGGGACAAGGACGACCCGGCGTTCATGTTCCTCTATTTTGATCCTACCGTCCTTGAACCCCTTATGCGGGAGGCCGACGACGATCACGACAGCGCGACCGCCACGTTCTTCTATGGCGGGATGGGCGATGTCAGGGATAGTATCGGCCGCTGGACGGCGGGCAGCAGTGCACCTGGCCTGCTCAGGCGACTTGCTCTCATCAACGTCACAGCCCTCGTCAATGAGATCGCCGGCCACTTCAGCGGTGGGTGGGGAACACGGTTCCTCAACGAGGTTATCGCCTGGACAGATGAGTATCTCGAAATACCGTCGGAATTTGATCAGCCCCTCGCCCCGGAACAGGAACTTGAGCTCGACCAGAAGACGACGCTCGAAGCCAGCACTGGAAAGAACCCTGCCCGCATCCCGGAGATACCCTCGATAACGCTTAGTTGGGGAGATATGGCCAGGAGGGGAGGCATAGCAGACATTCTGGTGGCGCAGCAGCAGTTCCAGGACCTGACCGCGAGGTTCACGAAGCAGCACGTTCAGCAGCTTCAGGACAGCGGCATCAACGTCCGCGAGTTCGAGGAGGTGAGTGAGGTCATGGTCTGGCTAAGTCGATACCTTAACCGCCCTGTCGGCATCCCCGACATTGAGCTGATGATCCGCGACCCTGAGGCGATGAAGGCGTGGAAGCGCAGGGAGCCCGGTCCTGAGGAGTCTGAGCAATCCCAGTTAGGAGGATGGCAAGAATGGCGACGGTAACTAAGCGCGTCTGGGTTGACGGCACGGGTCACCAGAAGGAGGCGTGGCGCGTCTCGTACACCGACCGCGACGGCGAACGTCGTCAGGTGCAGCGCAGGACCAAGCGCGACGCTGACGCTTATCGCATCAAGGTCGAGGGCGAAGTTGCGCTTGGCATCCACACTCCCGACGCGGGGAGCATCACTGTCGAGACCGCCGCAGATATTTGGCTTGCTGCTGCTGAAGCTGGGGGCTGTGACCGCGGCACGGTCAAAACCTATCGCGAGATCGTGCGCGGCCATATCGTCCCACTGCTGGGTGCCGAGAAACTGTCACGCCTCACCGGCCCCAAGGTTGCCGCCTTCCGCGACGCCCTTCTCGCCACGCGTTCCCATGCTATGGCAACGAAGGCGATGCGCCACCTCTCGATGATCCTCGGCGCCGCCGTCGAGCGCGGGCTCGTCGCTCAGAATGTCGCCCGCGGCGTCAAGGTGAAGCGCCCTCGCGGCGAGAAACAGGGTCTCGCCAAGCGCGCGGACATTCCACCGATCGAGCATCTCAAGGCGATGATCGAGGCGGCTGATCGACTTGGTAACGAGGACCCGCGCCTTCCTGTGATGGTCCGGGTCGTCATGCTGGCCGGTTTGCGGGCCAGCGAGATTAGGGGGCTCGCTTGGTCGGACGTGGACTTCAGGTCCGAACAGCCGAGCGTAACCGTGTCGCGCCGGGCCGACCGCTGGAACGAGACCGGAGCGCCGAAGTCGAAGGCTGGTTACCGCACGATCCCCATCGGCCCGTCGCTCGCGTCTAGCGTCAAGGCATGGAAGCTCCCCTGCCCCCTCTCGCCCCTCAATCTAGTTTTCCCAAACCGGCCGAAGGGGAGGCAATGGCCGTCCAGTGCCGGTCAGACGGGTGGTGGGCCGATCAAGCAGCACACCATGGCAGCGCTGCTGCTCAAGGTGCAGGTAGCGGCCGGTCTGGCGATCGACACGGGCAAGCGCACGGCAAGCGAGGCGGTAGTCTGGAAGCTGCGCTACGACTGGCACCACCTGCGCCACATTGCGGCATCTAACTGGCTCAATGACGGGATCGACCTCAAGCGCCTCCAAGTCTGGATTGGTCACGAGAATATCCAACTCACCATCGACGTGTATGGACACCTGATAACGGACCGGAAGAAGGACGCGGCGCTCGCCGCTGGAGCGGAGGCAGCGCTGCTGGCATGAGCGACAGGAAGGGCATCGGCGGTCGGCCGCGCCACGGCGAGCGGGTGAAGGCCGCGTGCTTCAACATGCGAACGGACCCTGAGCTCCGCCCCCGGATGGATGCGTCCGCGAAGGCCCCTGGTAATTCGCTCGAGCAGGAAGTCTAGCGTTTGGTGCGCGCAGCGCTGGACGCTGAAGAAGTAGAACGCGCGGCCTAGGGCAAGGTGCTGCGGCGACGGCATCGGAAAATCGATATCCCTTAGTCTGCCCCGCTGGCTCCGGCCGGCGGGGTTTTCTTCACTGGTTTCATGTACCGCCATGTCCCACTCATGTACCACGGAGCCACAGGGACACGATGGAAAACGGCGGAAAACTGCGGTTGCTGTGCGGAGACGATGGGAAACGTAGCACCCTGCCACTGTTCGACCGTACGGGCGTGAAAGCGGCGGAAATCTGCGGTTTTTAG